AATTTTTCTATGTCAATTTCTATCATGTATGGTTCAGTCAGGTCTATCCAGGCAACTACATATTGATCCATGATTGCCCCTCCATTCCACCAGTGACCGGAACCGAATTTATAATATCTAACATCACGAAAGCTTCCACTTTTAAACGTACACGGGTAGCAATAATAATCCTGTGTCATAGGATGTATCTTTTCTTCCGGCAGCCGATCCGTTACCCTGATCCAATCTCTCCGATCTGACCATTCATCTAATAGCCAGACCGCCCGCAGAAGCTCATCACGAGTCATGGCTGCTCTTTCTTCTCTGCTTACGCTCATTTACCTTTCCCCTTATCCGTGGCTTATATGTTCGACTACTCTGCCAAGCTAAGCCATTAGTCGCCCACCGCATTCGGGGCAATACTTCCACCCATCATCGATAGCCATACCACACTCACAATGAGAATCTGACAGAAGAAGGGCAATGTCTTTACCTGGCGACATCCGCTGAGCCTTTACGAACCGCCTGATTAATCCATAATCCTTGTCCATCACCGACAGGTGTTCTTTGCTGTCGGCCTTGCAATAGATAATCACCATATCCTTATCCTTTTTAGCTCTCAACACCTCATACGGGTTTTTGCTGGTCGCCAGAATCATATATCCCTGCACTTCAAGCCATTTCTCTAATTCATTCAGCTTGCTTTTATGTAACAATTCTCTTATTGCCATTTTCTCCACCTCCAAAATTAATTTATTATGGCAAGCCCGTCAGCTGCATAGCACCCGCTATAACCCTCTATCCAAACACATATTGTGCCACATACTTCCTGCGGCCCTGCCGTAACAGTAAATTCCCTTCCCTTATTCTTTTCACTAACATAATACTTATTGTTCATAACAACCTTATCTCCTGGCTGTAGCATCCTTCACACCTCCAATTTTAAATTACCATTCTTCTCTTAATCCATCTGACCTATATTGCCATACATCACTCATTTCAACGCCACAACCATAAAAAATTCTAATAACCGGAATTTCTAAACAGTCTGCACGAAGGACTATGTTCCAATGCTCTCCGTATTCCATGAACTTATCTGTAAAATCAGTTGATGACATAAATCCAAATTCCATCCATAATTTCAGTTCCTTATCTGAATCCCAGTTCACCATAACATTATCATTATTTTCTTTGACAAAATTCCAGAATTTTTGTATTATTTCCTGTTGATATTCTTCGAATTTTTGCATTGTTCCTCCATCTATCCTATGGCCATCAAATAGCTCATCGCCTTGTCGCTATCCCTGTTCTCCATTTCGTCCACGATGTGCGAGTATACGTTTAGCGTCGTCGTGAGATTCGAATGCCCCAGCCTTTTCGATATGCTCAACATAGACACTCCCGCAAAGATAAGCAACGATGCGTGCGTATGCCGCAGGGAATGAATAGATATCACCGTGATTCCGACTTTCTCACACAAACTCTTCAGGTGGTCATTTGACGTGGCGTTGAACATTCTCCCGGTCACCAGAACAGGCTCGTTCGGCTCCATCCCAATTACGAGGCGGCTAAAAGCTTCCGCCGTCCGCGGGTCTATCTCTATGATCCTTTTTGATGATGCGTTTTTCGTCGGGATAAACCCGCCCTCTTCCGCCTTGTAATTCCACGTTTTGTTGATGGTGAGTTTTCTTTTTTCAAAGTCAAAATCAGCCGGTGTAACTCCCAACGCCTCCGCATATCGCAGTCCGGTTTTTGCAATCAGGAATATGATCCAGTCCTGGTTGACTCCGTGCGTCAGGTCAAGGCTGTACATAAGACGTTGCAGTTCCTGCTGGCTTAGCCACTTTTCCTTTTTCTTCGATGGCTCTCTTCCGGTAATAACGACTCTCCTTGATGGATCTCTGCCGATTATGCCCTCATCAAACGCGTCCCTGATGCTGGCGCGGAGATGGGTATGAAAGTCACCGACCGTCTGTTTCTCGTGCGTCTTCCCGTACTCGCTTATGATCCACTGATATGTTCTGCGATCCAGATCATCAAGGGTGACGTCGGGAGCAATCTCCGCAAGCCGTTTGTGAGTCATGATATATTTTTGCAGCGTGTACTTGCTTACCACCCCTCGCTTATACGTGTCGATCCAATCCAAAAAATAAACGTGGAAAAGCGTTTTTTTATTTATGTTTTTCTTCCGCATGGTTTCCTCCCTCAAAAGATATGCCCAATTCATGTTCCAGTTCCTTGCAGTGTTTCATCCTGATAACTTCGCTGAATCCCAGAAAATCTGCGCTGTCATTTCGGATGAAGTACACCTCCTTAGCCTTCCTGGTTAACGAATCACCGTGTATGATGGATCCGCACATTCCCCTGATGGCCATGTTGAAAATCAGGAACGGTACCGCCCGATCTGACAGCTCTTCAACCTGGCACCAATACGCTCGGGGATCATAGCGGGCCGGGCCTGCCTGCATCCTCTGTTCATTCCATTTCTGAATCAGTATCCCGCCCGTGCCCGCTGCGCACTCAAAGTATGTATTTCCACCGGTAAGCTGCGCCAGCAGTTCCGAAACGCTCACCGGCGTGAAGTCCTGCTTTTTCACTCTCCTATCCGAATGCTCGCTTTCAAAATATTCCGAAAACCATTCATACCCCATTCTTGTTTCATGTTCCAGGAACGCACAGAATAGCTTTTCACGCTTCTCCGGATCCAGCATGTGAGCAAGCATCACCTGCGGTGCCTGATAACTCTCTGTGATTCCCAGCAACTTATTTATTGTCTCGTTTGTCAGCATTCTCCCTCTCCTCTTGTCATAATCGCCTGTTTAACACAGCTAATTTTCTCATATATCCTTTTTTTCGTGCATCACGGCAGGAACTGCAAAATACATTCTCTTTCCTCTCAAAAAAGGTTTTCCCACAGCGTTTGCAATACTGTGGCCTGATTCTTTGGAAGGAAGTGCAGCTGTCACAATCAGTCTCATTTACAGTACAAACTCCATCCCAGAGCTGGCACATGTCTTTTTGCCAATAATCACAATCATCAAAATGCTGCTTATATTGATCACGGATAATCGCTGCCAACCGGGTCAGTAGTTCCTTAGTCTGCTGCTTTTCCTCCTGATTCATCTGCAGGTAATGTTTAATCTTCCTTTCTGGCCGGCCGTCTCCCCATGAGCCATTATCAATCATGCTCCGGACCTTATCCAGGCTTTCTGTCAGGTACATCTGATATACCCGTCCCCGAATGGCCTTTACTGACTTACCAATGGCCTCCGATATCTGCTCATATCGTTTCCCTGCTGCAATCAGCTGACCAAGCAGCTCAAATTCTTGATCGGTCCACTTTATAGTATTGTCAGCCTTCACCGGCCGGTCCTTTATTCGCAGCTCCGTAAGCCGCCGCTGTATTGCGCCCTCTGTCCTCTGCAGCATTAGAGACAGTTCCCGGAATCCATATTGCTGTTTTTTTACCATGCGGACTAATTTATCATCTTCTGTCTTCGTCCAGGGGGTCATTTTGAATTGCCGCTGTCCCAGCTTGTCCTGTCGGCGCTTCTCGGCAACCCAATCCGGTTCTTCGCCCAAGGCATGCGTCTCAAAATTAGAAAAATCCAAAAACACTTGATTCCGCTCGGCCCACTCCCAGAACTCATCTAAGTAAACAATTTTAAAGGAGTTGCTCTTTACCCGCCTTGTATGTAACGGAAAATCACGGTTCTCAACCCAGGAAATCATTTTATATCCGCCGCCACATAAACCAAGTCCCAATGCTATCAGGAGCTGATTCCAGGTGATATAATCACCGGATTCCAAGAAAGCACCAAGCTTCATTCTCTGCTTTTTTAATATAACAGCATTTTCAGATCGGTTTAATTTTTTTGCAATGTGGCCAATTGATACAGTTCCCCACTTCTCACTTAAGTACTCCACTTCTTCCTTCGTCCACTTTGGTCCTGATCCCATATTCTTTAAAGGCTGCTGCTTATCCAGGGAAGCCTGACCTCCTTCCAAATTAATCATTAAGAATAATTCCATAAACCTTATATTTATCTCTGAATTTCAGAATTCCGATTCTATGTGCTTCCGTATGATGTTCCCGGCAAACACATATCTTCTTATGCTTCGAATCATCAAAATGCCGCCTGTCATTTCCCATACCGATAGCATTCTCATGATGCACCTCACCAGCCCGGCCGCACACGCAACACCGTCTATGCTTCAGGCAGGAATACAGATACCGGTCAATGTCATCCGTCCGGTCAATTCCACGATCTGACAACCACATGCCCTGCTCCAATGCCAGATCCAGCATAAAACTGATAAACCCGCGTGCTGTATCTATGCTGCAATCGCTTAGCGAAAACTCCTCGCTACCGGTCCTTTTTATAAACTCGCATTTCATCAGTTCCTTTGTTTCCTCCGGAGAGTAACCAGTCCAATCAGAAATATCCTTGAACATAGCATAGGCTTTTTTCCGCTGTTCAGCTAATATCTGCCGACCGTCTTCCAGCCATAAACCACATTGGGTAATATTCTTTTCAGCAATTTTTCCCATCAAGTTAACTCCCGGCACAAACAATCTGAGTTCTGTGCCATCCTGCCCTGGTTCATATTTCAAAATCTGCGCAACTTCATACATAGGCACCTCATTTCAATACATCGATCCCGAATAGCAACATTGAAAGTGTTCTTATTGCCGTATTTTTATCCGAATACACACTTTCTTTTGAAATGTGATAGCAGGATGCCAGCTCTTCAACTGTCATGGGTTCTTCCGCAATGTATAGCCAGTACAGCACATCATACCGGCGGCTATCCAGATTGTTACTGGACTTCTCGCAATAGACCCTGTATAGTTCCAGCATAGCATCAACATGAGCCATCATAATGGCTGTACGTTCGGCTGATCGCTGGATGCTATCAATAATCATGCTATCGTCCTTTAAAGACATCATATTGATAAGAATATCGGTGGCAGACTCATCCATTTTTGATGCATCAAATACAGAGTTCTCCGCATGAGTTTTCAGAACTCTATAGTTTTTCATCAGCAGGTTAGTATTATGTAATCTGCGCTTGCCATTATCCCTATTATGCCTTTCCTTTTCCTCGCCCAGCTTTTCCAGGGCGGTTGCCGCGCCAACTTTGGCCGCCTGTTTCATCATCCGTTCAAATTCTGTTTCACTTACTACGAAATATCTCTGATCCATGCCTGCGCTCCTCCTTGCTATATGGAAAATAATCTGATACAATAGCCTTGTCGGATTGAGGGGAGCGCAAGCACCCTCTTTTTATTTCAAATTTTTCCCGGTTTGATATCCCTCTACAATCGCCACAAATTCATCAAATTCATCATCTGTCCAGCTATACGGGACCATCTCTTCGCAAAATTTTTCTATCGGACACCGTTTGCAGGCTTCATTATCCCGGCATATCTCGGTTGCTGCTTTAAGAAACTCTTTTATCTCCATTCACTTTTCCTCCTGTTGTCAATTTTTTATTTGCCAACTGTCAATCACCTCTATCCTAGTTTATAGCATCGTCTTCCATGTATTGTCCGACATATTCATTTGCCTGATCATATGTTCTGTACCAATAAATTCTATCACTCCGGTGAAACATAGGGCAATTTGATGCAATGTTCCCATCTCTAAAAATTGCCGACACAACATCTTCATTGAAAGCACACATGCATTGGTCTTTGATTACTCGGCCATAATCATTTCCATCATCATAATCATCCAAGTAGGAGCATTCACACATATAGCAGTTTTTTCCCTCCGGATTATGAATACATATCTTTTCATGCCGCTCAATGGTTTCTTTTTTAACAGCCAGCTTCTGACAAAAATTACACTTATATCTCCTTACTTCCTCCATTCTTCCTCCTCGTATAATAATCCGGCATATATCATTCGCTTTCCTGAAAA